CAGAAGTTAAATATTGGAGAAAGCACAATGCACTCCACGGTTGGATGGAACAGTTGTATGTTAGCAGAGGTGGAAAAGAAGAATTTAACTGTGTTAATCTTAATTTGACACGAGAAGATATTTTTTCACTAGAAAAGGCTGTATCTCTTCGACTACTACCAAAAACAGAAGGATTCTTTTTCGGACAAGATTCATCAATGGACGATGACACTCGTGATTATGATCTTAAATTCATCGAAGAAGCATTTCAAGAATTAGCTGAAGGTAAAAAACTTTATTATTTTGCTTGGTACTAACTTATGACCTTGCCAATTCATATTGTTACTTCAACTGGACTAGAACATTATTCTATCTTATATAAACAAAAAGAAGCGTTTGAAAAGATGGGTGAACTTGATGCATTTATCGACAGATGTAAATCTGATTTTTATATTCAGAATCGCTATCTTGAATATTTTATGGATGACATTCAACTTGGTGTAAAATATAAGTTAGATGAAGATGACGTTGAAGGTTTTGAAATATTTAAAATACAATCTGATATATGTTCTTGCTTAAAATACTTTGGTAGAGTATAATGTTGATCTGGGAAACAGATTTTAAATAAAATGTTAATAGAAACGAGGTTGATATGATTGAAATTGGATTACTATTTGAAGAAGAAACGTTGTCATTGATTCCATTTCATCATGATGGACTGCCACCATTACCAAATCAAATATTTGTATATGGATCTAATTTATCTGGTATACATGGTGCTGGTGCAGCAAGGGCAGCATTTGATTTTTATGGAGCTAAGTGGGGATATGGACTTTCTGGAGTAATTGGTAATTCATATGCTATACCTACAAAAGATGAACTTATTCAATCATTAACACTTAGTAAAATACGAGTGTATGTTGATGAATTTAAGAAATTTGCAAAAGATAATCCAGATATTGAATTCTTTGTTACTAGAATTGGATGTGGATATGCTGGATATAAAGATGAAGATATTGCACCAATGTTTAAAGGTATTAGTGTTAATTGTGATATGCCACTCGACTGGAAACGATACTTATAGGAGACAGTATGAAAGAGTTTGAAGAAAAGTATGCGAATAAATTAGCAGCAGCTATCGAATTTTTAGGGGATAAATGGGTACTTCATCCAGATTATAAGTTTGATCCTAAACATTCGCATCATGAACATATTCGTCAAGTAGTAAAAATTAAACTTTAATAGGAGAAATAAATGTCAAAGCAAATCATTATCCCAACAAATCCAGCAGATGTTAAAACTATATTTGATGCTATCAAAGAAGGTGACAATTCAATGATTCGTATTGCAGCCGAAAAGGATCAAATAAAAGCTATTATTGATGATCTAGCTGAAAAGTTTCCAGATATCGGTAAGAAACACATACGAAAAATGATTAGCGTTTATCACAAACAAAATTTTCCTGTTATTACGACCGATTCTGAGGACTTTGCTGAGTTGTACGAAAGTGTTGTAAAATAATCTTATTGTGTTATACTAACAATATCAATTCAACAGGAGATAATCGTGCAATCAACAAATCGTGAGACTAAATTAAATTCATACCCGGAGTTTTCTTTGATGGATTATCGTGGTTCGCTCCTGAAGAATTTGATCCACTATAATATCGAAGTGGAGAATAAACAAAAAAAAGATTGGGCACTTTCATATTGGAAAGCAGAAGGTAAACCAACATCTTATTTTGGTTTTATTAATGAGTCTCAGTTCTCAACGTTAGGTGCTGTTGTTCATATGATTAAGCATCGCAATATTGATCTTGATACTCCAGAACTGTCATATATTGATAAGAAGTATGCTGAATTTAGTAACATCGCAAAATCATATAAACCAGAGGTATCTGATGATACTCCGATTGAAAAGACTAAGGAAGAGCGTATTGCAGATGAGTTGTCTGTTCATATTGCAGAGTTTGAAGCTGGCATTGATATGTTTTTCTCAGGTAAAGTATTTGATGCAAAAGCATATCTGATTAAGAATATCGTAAAATCATCAATTGCTAATAAAGTAGCAGATCATGTTAGAATATTTTTGAAGAAACTAAAATTAGACGCAATAAGTAAAGATGAACAAGTGATAGAAGGATATTCGCATCTTACTAAGCGTCAAATGATGAAGTTAATTGAATATGTTACTGCTCTGATGAATTCATGTGAAGTTGCTAATGCAATAGTAAAATCTTCTAAGAAGCCAAAGACTCGTAAAGAGAAAGCACCATCAGAATTAGTTAAGTCTGTTAAATATTTGATAACAGACCAAATATCAAATATGAAGTCTGAGCATCCATCTAAATTGATTAACATGGATGAGGTATGGCTTTACAACGCAAAGAATCGCAGAATATTTAAGATCATTGCATTGCCAGGAACAAGATTAACTGTTAAAGGTTCAACTATAATTAATATCGACCAAGAAAAATCTGGTGGCAAGATTATTCGTAATCCAGAAGTTCAACTGAAAGGTATTCAAAGCATGACTTCTCAACCAATTAATCGTATCTTCAAGGAAATAAAAGGAACACAAAGCAGAGCAACTGGACGCATGAGTGAAGAATTTCTTATCATCAAATGTTTTAACTGAGGAGGTAATATGGCAGCAACACAAAAACAAATTGATAGTTTAGCTAAAGCACGAGCAGCACGAAAATTTAATAAGGAGAATGTAGTGTCTACCTTGACTGAAACATATGATACTCCTCAAATAAAATTTCCTCTTAATCAACTTAAGCAACCATTGATTCCAGCAGATGAGATTTGGCTTGATGCTCTGTTAGTTGTTATTCGCAATCGTGAAGTTAAAACTGTTCCAGAGGTTAAGCAATGTATCGCAGTCGCGGATGAAGTTCTTCGTTTACATCGTGAAAAATTCCAATGAGTACAGTCCTAGTTGATTTTAGTCAATTGGTCATTTCATCAGTTGTTGCTAACTCTAAAGATATGAGAGGCGATGATCCAGATGATATGAATAATTTCATAAAACATATCGCATTAACGAGTCTATTAAAATTGAAGTCTAAATTTAATGGTAAGCTAATCATATGTTGTGATTCTAAACATTATTGGAGAAAAGAAGTATTTCCATCATATAAAGGACATCGCAAACATCGCAGACAAGATAGTGATATCGACTTTAATGCCGTGTATAAATGTCTTGATGAAATGAAACAAGAATTACGAGATAATTTTCCATATATGGTGCTAGAAGTTATTGGTGCTGAGGCTGATGATATCATAGGAACACTGGTCAAATATTATTCTGAAAACGAGTTTGATACTGTTGGATTAGTAGAAGAGCCAAAAGATATTGTGATTGGATCATCGGACGGAGACTTCAAACAGTTACATAAATATCTACATGTGACACAGTGGAATAATGCGAGACAAGAATTTGTTACTTGTGATGATCCTAAAAAATATTTAATTGAGCATATTTGTTGTGGTGATACAAATGATAATATTCCATCAATTGTAAATGATTCAAGTTGGTCTGAGGCTAGAGCAAATAATATTTCAGTAAGAGCAAAACCATTTAAGCAATCCAGATTATTAGATTTTTATGGTCGCGGTATTGATGCTTGTCTAGATGAAAATGAACAGATCAATTATCGTAGAAATGAACAATTGGTTGATCTGGATATGATTCCACAAAAGGTTACATCTAAGATTTTGTCTGCATATTTGAACTATGAATTCACTGGTAGCAAGGCCAAGGTATTTAATTATCTTATGTCAAAACGCATGAAGCTTTTATTAGCTAGTGCAAATAACTTTTAAGGAATTATCATGAGTAAAGTAACACGGAAGATTCATTGCTTTGAACAGTTGGATGAGATTGCAGCAGAAAAGAACGTATTCAAACAGCAAGCATTGTTAAAAGAATATGGATCAAAACATCCATTAGCTGCTATTCTGAGTTTGAATTTTAACTCAACTATTAAACTTGATCTACCAGAAGGTATGCCACCCATGGATCTAAAAGATATGGACGCACAAACTCATCCAGATCTGATGGGTCTACTAGCTAGTGGTATTCATAGGTTACCACATTGCACGACTGCTAGTAATTTAACAAAGAATAAAAAAGAGACAATGTTTTATGAGATTCTAATTAACTGTCCACTCAAAGATGCTGAAATTCTTTGTTCAGCAAAAGATAAATCGTTAGCCGAATTGTATCCATCAATTACATCAGAATTGGTTGCTAGTGTGTTTCCTCAGTATGTAAAATAAGTATGATTACTTTAGATGTGGTGTTATCTGATTTTATTGGATTTAGTTCATTTGTTGGTAATAAATTGTTAAAAAAAACATTTAAAGTTTCATGGGTGGTCTTATAATCACACTGATGGAATTGAACATCACTTTAGTAAAGATTAATATGGGATTAGTTATCTTAAATGATGAGCGTGTTTTTATGACTTTTGGTTATTTTCTGTGACCATGAAGATTCAATTGAACCAAAAGTAACAGAGTATGGAACCGATGGTAAAAACAAATAATGGTTTACCATTGGTAAAGATTACTACACATTTATAACCCCATACACATGACCACCACGCAATCGTTAGATTAGGTCACGAAGATCATTCTTTAACATTCGCTATACACAGAGGCGAGTTCACTAATGATATCTCTAAATATGATGTTAAAACTCAACGTAGTGGTGATGCTTTTACTGTGTTAGGTAAAGTATTATACGTTGGGTTGCGCGGTGCATTTATATATGAAAAGAAGCATCTAATGATTAGAGGACAAATGCCAGAGTTAGAAACAGCATTCAAGTTATTTATACAAAATAAAAAGTTACAGTCACACATGAAAAATAACGGTTGGTCTTATACACATTCGACAAATAAAAGACATCGTTTCATTAAGGATTAATATGAGTTTGGTTATCTTAAATGATGAACGTATCATGTGTGGGTTCGCTACATTTTGTAAATTAGATGAGTCGATCAAACCAAGAGAAACAGACTATGGAACAGATGGTAAAAATAAAGACTGGTCTAATTCAGCAGCAGGTTGGCATCATACTTTTATTAATCACAGACCAGATCATCATGTAGTTGTTGCATTAAACAAAAAAGAACATGAGTTAGCTTTCGCTGTTCATAGAGGAGAATTTACTCCAGATGCTTCTAAATATGATGTTAAAACTCAACGTAGTGGCGATGCTTTTACTGTTTTAGGTAAAGTTCTTCATGTTGGATTAGCTGGTGCTGATACACATAATATGAAACATCTAATGATTAGAGGACAAACTCCAGAGTTAAAAGAAGCGTATAAAACATTTGTCCATAATAAACTATTACAAAAGCATATGAAAAATAATGGCTGGGTATATTCTCATTCTGATAATGACGAGCATCATTTTACAAAGGATTAAAATCATGACAACAGCAGCAGAAAGTCCACATTGGGTATTAGGTGCAATTTACAAGGCAGAAAGTAAATGAAACAAAAGTGGTATAAGATGTATCTTGATATGGCAGATATAGCAGCAGAAGAATCTCATGCTATTAGATTGAAAGTTGGTGCTGTATTTGTTTCGCCAGAAGGTGTTATGAGTATTGGTATAAATGGTATGCCAGCAGGCGGTGATAATTTATGTGAAAATATTATCTACGCACATGGTGAGTGTGATTATCTTCCATATGACGGAATTAGTTCAGCATATCCATATCAGAATGCCACCACCGGAGAAGTATATCGACTAGAAACTAAACCAGAAGTTAGTCATGCAGAAGAAAACTTATTTGGTAAAATGTTAAGACAAGGATTATCTTCAAAGAATGGAATACTTTTTCTTACGCATCAA